AAAACCGAGACCAGCGCCATACGATTTAATAAACCCTAAATTTTTTATGTCTAAAGTTGTTGATAACGAGGTTTTAGAATACTATGTTAAACAATTAAAAATTGTTTCAATATCGGAAGATCTCGATCAATGTGGATTTTCAAACAATCTATATAATAATGGTTTAATTAACTATTACTTTACTGATGATCTTGATATAACAAATTTATATGATAACAAAAACGAACCAATAACGGAATGTTATTTAGGTATCATAAAAAACGGGTCAACACAAAAAAAAGTATTTGAGAGTGTTGAGTCAAATTTTAATTATTTAATTGATTATACAAACCCTGGAGAGGGTATAAAAACAGTGGCCGAAAAATCAACATCGGAAGTTTCCGATAAACCAGATTTAAATAATGTTTTAGATTATGGCATTTGCGAATATTCTTCTGAATTGTTAACCGAAACACTAATATCACCGATTATGCATAATTTTTTCCATAATGATGTGATATTCAAGTACAAACCATTTTATGAAATAAAATTAAGATTAAAATCAACATATATAGAAGACTCAGCCTCAAATAAGTTCATACCACCGTATGCTGTTTACAGTAGAAAAAACGATAAATTTATTTGGAAAGATATATTAGATCTCGGCTTTTCTGATGACGAAGGTAATTTAATAGATTATCCGTTTTTAAATGGTAGTAGATATGCGTACCAAAAATTAAATTTTCATGTTTTAAGTGAAAAAAATAAAACCAAAAAATACGTTTTAAATGTAAATGACATAACAAATATTGATTCGGTTAACGTCACTGTGGATTACATAAGAAATGTTACGGACGATTTATTTGGTGATAATAATGACGATACTAATGATGATTCATTTAAAACTTATACAGATAAAAAATGTTAAAAAAACCTTTTAAACAAAACACATCTTTGGTGACAAATTTATTTGTTTTTTCGGAAGACAATGCTTCTGATACCGACTTTGTTTTTGAAAAAACATTGAATATTGAATCATTAAATAATATTAATGATGTGATTGATTTCGAATCAATTGAATATAAACATGTCAATAATACCATTGAATTTGATATCTTTTTTTTGCGATATCTTTTAAACGATGAGATTGAGCAAATAAAAAGTTACATTGAGACACCATTTAGTGAGTACAGTAATAAAGTAATATCATCAAAAACTGCTATTAAAACCGAATTATTTGAGCTTAGAAATGAAGATGGATTAATGACACCGCAATTTGATGACACTCTTGAATTAACTAGAAGTGAAATAAATGATATTAAACCATACGTGGTTGTCGACCCAATGGTTGAGCTAAGAAAAAATTACCCAGCAAAACCAGGGTACCCACATTTTTATAACACATTTGCTTTACCCTTCTGGGATAAAAAAGATATCTGGGTTGATTTAAAATACGGTTTTAACAATAAGACATATTTGTATAATTCTTTTTTAATCATAGAAATATACGACACTTATGAAGTTGAAAAACAAAAAAGAATAACAACAATACCGATCTACGCTTCTGATAGATATCTTTTTAAAGAGAAAAGGGAAACTAGGAGCTACAACATACTTGATGAGTTTGGCAATATAATTGAATCGGTTACGACAGAGGGAATCACACAAAAAAGACCCGTATTTAATTTATCTGAGGGTGTTGACGGTTATTCATTTTTCTTTTTAAAAAAATACATAAAATCTGATTTTTATGCAAAATTTTATTTTTGGGACGCTTTAAACGGTAGAAAAATAGAATTTATACCTTCAGCAAAAAGTAACAATAAAAAGAAGTGGTTACAAAACGTTGAAACTTTCGATCAAAAAAGTCTATACCTAAAATATGAATTAGATTTTTCATCAAAAAAATATAAAATTTTTGACTTAAATAATACAACGGATAAATTTGACATAGAAGTTGACAAAGTTGATTTGTATGAATTTGCTTATGATGATTACTGGTCAAAATTTTTTGTTAAAAATGAGCAACCAACAAATGTTACACCAACACAACCAGTATCGGTTTACACAAACATATTACCATTTAAAGAAAAAATAATTGGGCCTTATTATTTAGTTGACACAAAATATTTAACAGCTAAAGAAGGGTTTATTACTGAAACTGAGGCGGTTGATGTTAAAATAGAAGAAAAAACCGACTGGGTGGATGACCCAGATTATGGATACATGCTAGTCACCACAAAATATATATCACAAGGTAATTACCAGGGGTATCTTTTACAAAAAGCTACAAATATTGATGTAAAAACTATTGGTTTATTAAATATAAGAGATATAAAATGTGGGTCAACGAATATAAGAGGGTCTAAAAGATCGATAGAAGCTATTAAATTAAAAAACATAAATGAGGGGTCAGATTTCCTAATTAATAGTATTATTTTAGAGGACATAAAATTTACCTCAAACGAACAAAGTATTGATTTAACAACCACTGCAAATCTTTCATATGAGATACAGAATTTTCCAACGGGTAGTGATTTATATAGTGAGGCTTATGTCCTACCAAAAACAATTAATAAAAAGACTTTTAATTATCTAGAAACTTTATTTAGTAACGATTTTGAGGTCTACTCAGATGAGGTGACTCAAGAAACATCTTTATCACACAACCAAGATGTTTACAACAATCTTTACCAGAGGTCTTTTATTAACATGAGTATATTAGAAGGGTCAGTTAATCCAAACGGTGCTCTTTCTGGGCCAGGTAATGAATATACAACACAGAATCTTTCACAAAAATTAGTAACAGAACCATCTTTTAAAGAGCAAACTTTTGCTTTAGTTGCAACAACTAGCTCTAAAAAATTATTATATGAGGAAGAAATGATTATTTCACTTGATATGGTTTTTGGGCAACACGGATTATTCTATTCTGGGATAATAAAAGAGATGAATATTAAAGGTTCATTAGTTATTGTTTACAGTGAATTAAATTCAAATGGGTCAGTAACAGAAAAAATAACAATACCAATTAACATTGATTTAAAATAATGGCAACAATATTAATAAATGGTAAGGATAAAGTAATTAATGTTTACCTTGAGTCAAGAATTGACCCAAATGGTTCTTTTGTATTACCATATCAATATGAATCTAACGATAGGATAGCACAAATTGAAGCTACAATAACCGATAACGAACTATTCGCAAAAGGTAAACCGACTAAAAATTATGTTACAAATAAAAATAACATATCAACTTTTGAGGAAGTTAAAAATCATTTTTTACCCTCTACCGAAAAATATTTCATAGAAGGTGTTACAGATAGTAAATTTTCTTTATTGGATCTTAGTTACCCTAAAAATGTGGCTTTAAAACAATTTGAAAATGAAAGAACCGATAAACCTATTAAAATTGTTGACGGTAAAGGTACCATAGAAAAACCCGCACCAGAAAATATTAGGGTTGGTAAAAGGATAGAAATAAGTGGTACTAATGTGGTTGGAATGATTTTATTGGAATCTGACGCTAGAATTGAATATGTTTTGTATTTAGATACACCAAATCCCATATTTTATGTTGATAATGCCACTGGAAATACTATATTTAAATATATGAGAAATAATTTGGATGAGACGGTTAAACCAGGATTAAATTATTATTCTGACATGGTTGATGAACCAAAAGTTTTATCTGAAGTATTTATAGACAGAGGAACAAATAATGTGTTTGAACCAATCAGAAAACTAAAAAATGTTAAAGATTTAAATGAATTGGTAAAAACAGGATTTGGGTACTACAAAATAAACACAAGAGGATATAATTTTAAAGATCAATAAATATGGCAATTGGTGTATATGGTGTTAAAAGACCAGCGGATGTTGACCCTTCAGATATAGAAGTTATTGTTTTATATAGTAAAACAAGAAATGCAACTGAAACCCAAACAATTACAAAATTAAAGGGTACCGATGTTATGAAACAGGTACTTGACCCAACTAACCCACTTGAGGTGTTAGGTGGTATGTATAATTTAGAGTTACCTAAAACTGTTTTTAATGCAAAAGGTTTTTATACCGTTTACATTAGACCAGCTCAAATAAGATTACAGATTGAGGATTGTGCTGAATTGGCAACATTCCCAGATATTAAGGGCCTTGTTTTTAACACAACAAATGTACCCACTGAATTTAGAAGTAAGTTTACTAATAACGGTTTAGACGGGTATAGGGTTGAATACTTAAATGAAAATGGTAGTAAACAATCAAATATCTATAGAATTGTAACGTCATCTTTTATTGTTGAACCAGTACAAGTTGACACACCGAATAGCTCGGTAAAAACAATTAAATATACTTACAATAATGTTGGATCCCTGTTGTTTTGCACAGTAACACCAAACGCTGCCCCAAGTTTTAAACCAACGGCAACACCATTTATTGGTTACAAGGGTCAAAATGTTATAATCACAAACACTAGTTTTACACCACAAATACTTGAGGTTGAATTAGTTAATTATGACGCTGAAAGTTTGGCAATTGCCTTATACTCAGATCAAACCAAATCAATGGAAGATGGTATCTATACCTTGTATGATTTTGATGGTAACATTTATGCTCAATATGATTTATATGAGATTAAAGATACTACAGACAATAAATTGTATGAAGTTAGAACAAGAAGAAATAATATAGACACAACAAAAGGGTTAAACAACATAGTAGGAAATAATGGCTAATCTTAGTTACTCAAACACACCGTTAATAGCTGATTTATACGATACACCAGAAGCGGCTCTTGCAGCTTCGGCTAGTCTAGGCTGTAATGGATACAGAACATATAATATTAATGGGCAAAATAAATATGTGCCCTGTGCAACGTATTTGGCCTATGAACAGGCACTAAGATTTGTAAAAAGACAAGGTGTCCCAAATGCTATATCTGGAAGGGGTAACATTGGTGATAAAGCGGTTGGTTTGCAATTTGCAAACAATAATAATGAGATTTCTGGTGACCCATTCTTTACTTTAGGTAATTTTTCGATTAATACAAGTGTTTCACAAAGACCAGTTGAGGGTAAAACCGCAAATATTAGTCCTGAAACAAGATCATACACAGCTCAATCGATTAATAACCTAAACCCAAACAGGAATACACAGTCATCAACTAATTTAGTTGAATCTATTAACGCTAAGATTGAAAACAATTTAACAGTAACCATTCTTTTTGATAAGAAAAAACTTGAAAATTATGTTTTATATTCACCACTAAAAGAAACGGTTAAAAATACTATTGTTGAGATATCACAAAAATACCCAGCATCAATCAAATTAAATGTTTTGGGTTTGTTATCACCAACAGTAACAGATTATAGTTACAACAGTAACAAAGATACCTCTGAATTTAAGATAAACTTAAATAACATTGATAACCCTTTTGGCGTTGAATTTACAGCAACTGGTACAACTATTACTGACGAAGAAAATATAAATCCAGTTAGGAACTTTTCTAAACGCTATAGCGACTTTGTTGTTTATTTTAATGACACAGAATATAAAATATTAAATGTAACATTACCTAGTTCACAAACTGATACCGATAATGGTATATATTTGGTTGTACAGGGTAACCCATTTGGTAGTGTGGTTAATAATAACCAAACGGTTAACACAACATTCTGGTTAAAACCTTCGTTAGAAAAATTCGATGAATTCCAAAATAGTTTATCCGACATGGGTAAATTTTTGATGGATTATAACTATGATCTAAAAGTTTATTCATCGGTTATTAGGTATACAAAAGTAACAGATTCTGGTGCAAGATTAAACACAGAAGAACACCTGGTATTCCCACAATTAGATGAAACTAACATCGATATTTTTACAACAGATTTTGATGCTTATTTGACAAAATTAAATCAGATATCGGATGATTTTGATGCAACAAAAACAAATCTGATTACCAGATTTTTAACAACAGATTCTTTAAAGGAGTTTGACACCGATGATAGAAAAATAAATCTAATGTTTAGTCTCATTGGTAGGAATTTCGATAACATAAGAAAATACATTGATGGTATAACCTTCATGACAAATTTAACTTATGACAAAATTGAGAACATTCCAGATTTGTTGGTTAAAAATTTTGGTAACATGTTGGGTTTTGAGACCTATAATGTTGAGGATGAGAACACTATCATCGAATCCCTATTCAACATTAAGGATCTTAATGTTGAACCTGGGTTAACTCCAGCTGAAATTGACATTGAGCTATGGAGAAGAATCTTTATAAACGCTTATTATCTGTGGAAATCAAAGGGAACCAGAAAATCAATTGAGTTTATTTTAAATTTAGTTGGTTTACCAGATTCTATTTTTGAAATAGATGAAAAGGTATACATTGCGAGAAACCCAGTTAACTTCACAGACAAATCCTTTGAAATATACCGTGGGGCTTATTCAGATGAAACGTTACTAACATTATTACCTTTTGATAAAGATGGTTATCCAACAGTACCGCATGATGTTAGGTACCAAGAAAGTGGGTTTACAACAACAAATGACGGTAAAAATTTCGGACCATATGATTTCGGTAAACAGTACATACAAGCTTTTGAAAAAAGAGGTGGTGTGAGTATGTTTACGGTTGATAGATATACCGATAACGTAAAATCTTGGGTTTATAGCACTGAAGAGGTTTTAAGGTTATCAGAAGACTCTGTTGGGTATACTGAATACTATGAACCACACTCTAAATTAGTTATTAACTCTAAGGAATTAGAGGTTTATTTAGCTTCAGATAAGATATTTGATCTATCTGTTTATAGATATTACAATAGAAATGCTGTTGATATTAATAGTGATTTAAACTTCGCTTTTGTACCAACAATTAATGGTGGTGATTTAACTTTTAACCAGTTTTTACAAAAATCACTTGATAATTACATCAAGCCAGATAACAGAAAAACAATTAAAACATACCCAACGCTAACAAAAATATATTACGACTATCTAAATTCCGTTTCGTCACCAATGACAAACACAAAAGATTTAGAATTCTTAAGTTATTTTGACTCATCTTGGGTAAAATTAGTTCAACAATTTACACCAGCAACAACAATATTAAATGCGGGTAAGAAAATACAGAACTCTAAGTTTATGGATAATAAATTTATCTATAAACATGGTTTAAACAATAGCGTTAGTTGGTTAGGTACAGATGGTTCTGAATTTCAGGAATTAGCAAAAAGACCTGTTAACCAAGGTTTAACAAACCCATTTAATCCAATTGGTACCAATAAATTACCAATTGTTGGGGAATCCTCAACATTTACATTTGAAGGTTTTAAAGGTAAAAACTACATTGGATACGATCCGACTATTAATGAATATTTCGGTTTTTACTATGGTATAGAAGATGCTTGTAATTCAGATGTACAAATATATAAATGGGAAGATGGCTTAGATTTTGGTAACGATTTGTTATATTACGGAAATGTAAATAAAGGTAACGTACCATCATTTGGTATAGGTGATAACACCGTGGGGCCTAATTATTACCCAATTAGTAAACAAATTACATTACCTGGATCAGGTGATTATTTACTTACATTTAAATACACGAGCAACGATGATCTTGTTGTTTATAATGGTCCAAATAACGGTAGCCCGTTATTGGCTAATTTACCATACACCTCAGGTTCTACGCTTACTTATAGTTCAGTAGTAACAGCTGGTACAAGCTCACTATCGTTTTATAATGATCTTAACTACGGTTCTGATTGTTACATATCCGATTTATTTGTTATACCACTTACTGAAACGCAAAAAAATGGTACTTTTATCACATATGACAATAAATTATATAGATTAAATACCAACACTCTATTCATTAATCCAATTCAGATTAATACCTATCCAGAGTTTAGAAAGAGTTATGTTTTATTAGACGCTGGTTATGATACGGATACGATAACATTACCAAATGGCCCTGGTACATATAAGGTAACATTCACATTAGAAGGTTTAGATGATTTACTTATCTATGATGGTTATATAAGTGGTACACAATTAGATGGTATTAGTGGTCTTAGCGGTACAACGAGAACATACTCAAAAGATTTAACGTTTACAACAAATTATTTTACAATTTGGAATATGAGGAATTTTCCGAATGATGTTGAAATAACTGATTTGGTTTTAATGCAGAAGCATACCCCTGATTCATTAACGGTTAATGGTGAGATGGTATATGAGTACATACCTTTTGATGCTGATGCAAAAACATTAACATTTAAAGATTCAAATACCATATTATTAACACCAGACCCTATTGTGGGTAACACTCATGTTGTTAAATTACCAGAAGGTCCTGGTACATACCAAATAACTTTTACAACAAATACTGGGGATGATTTAACGATACATGACGGTAAAACAACAGCTGGAACAACTTTAGTGAGTGAAGGTGGTGGGTCGGGTATTGTTAACCACTCTAGCTCAATTACATCAACAACTGGTTATTTAACATTCTATAACAGCGGTTATTTTGGATCAACAAATAAAATTATAGATCTAAAATTGGATGGCGTTCCATTGGATGCGACATCAATTGATGAAAGAAATTATTACATTGAGGCAATATCTTTTGGGCATGCACATTTAGCAGCTGACGTAGACTTCTTATGCCCAATACCAAAACCACATACATGCTATTTTAAATTTACTGGAGATACAATATCAATGTCTACAGCTGGTATTACCGATTATTATGATGAATCTGGTAAATATTTAACAATTGAACAAGCCAAATATTACGGTTATTCAAAAAATACCGCAACAACAAAACCAAATAATGCTTTGTACGGTGCGGCATCTAATTGGATTATACCATACCAGAAAGAAAATATTTGGACAAACGGTGTGGTTTATTATAAAGGTGATATTGTAAAACATAGCTCAACTTATTATGAAGTTACGTTTGATACCGTTACTGGTACAACAACAACACCAACTGGTACAACAGTCACAACAGTGGTTCCTGGTATGTATCAACATTATACAGGTAGGACAACAACGGATCCTTATATGCATATAAATTCCGCCTATCTTAAAAAGAATTTAATTAACCCTTTATCGGATAGAATATCATTTAATTTAACTAAATCATTATACTTGTATCAAGTATATAGTGGTGCAACGGATCAGGAAACCTATAAAGTTATTGATAATTTATTAAATGATGAATTATATATAAGTGATTCTAATACTTTATCATTTGACGGGTTTTACTCACTAGATGAAGACAAACTTGGTCCTTTTTACACACCAGACGAGAATTCAATCGCAACACAGACATTAGTCGAATCTTTAGAATTGATTCCAGACAAAAATAACTATATTGATTTTGAGTCACTTAATACAAATTTCAATATTGTTAATCGTAATATTAGTTTAAGTAATGGTTATTTCTTAATAAAACAAAATAAGTACTTTAAATTTGATATTGACCTGTTTTTTGAATCAGAATTTGCTACACAACAATCGGTTTTAATTAAATTAATGGACCAATTTGGGGTTATAATATATGAGCAATTATTTAATTTTAGTGGCGCTGATGAAAGTTTACTTAGAGTGGTTAATTTTACACATGAAGGGGTATTTTTTGTCGACACAAAAGTTTATTTGGTTATTGAACCGATAGGTAAGTCATGTAAACTATCTAGATATGAGACAATTGATATAGATTACGCTAATGAAACCACCTACGATTCATTAGATGACCCTAGATTTAGGGTTTACTTTAATGGTGGTAGGGGTTTAATTAACAACCACTATTTTGAAGATGCTTTATCAATAGAGCCAATTGGTTATAACGATGACCACACAATTGATAGATACTTAACTAAAATAGATAATAGTTTTGACAGGTACCAATTTGTACATAAACTAAATATAAATCAGTCGTATGATGAAGTTAATAATTTTGGTTTATTGTATGGTAAATATTTTGAGAAAAACAAGGCTACCTCGCAAATCGGTGATGTTTCAATTTACGAAAAAAACTTTAATAACGATTATGTTGATTTTGAGTTAACAGTTAGAGGTAAAGAATTAACGAATACTCCTACGTATTATAGCGACAGTGTTCAAATATACTACTCATTTCCTGGGTTAGAAAAATCGTACACGATTACATCTACAGGTAATTATTTAGGTAACACACCACAAACAATTGAAAATGTTAATATAACAAAAAGTATTTTTATCGGTAAAACACCAAAACTTAGAACCGCTAACCTTAATAAATTAGATTATACCTTTTTAAAATTGTATAAGAATGATGTTGAAGTTACTGGTACAACCATTGATTTTATTGGATATGATGAGGGTCTTGCCGACTACAACCAATTAGATTTTAACACCAATTTATCCGAAAGTTTAATCTCTAAAAAAAGATATAAACTAATCAGCGGTTCAACATACGGTTACTTTAAAAAGGAGAATAGTGTTTACGGTACAAAACTATATAAAGATATTTTAGCAGTCGTACCTTATTTTAGTTCTAGCGTAAATAACTATGTTATAAATGACATAGTTAAAATTAAATTAAATGATTATAGAAAAGTTGTAGAAACTACAAGTGGTACAACAGTTGAAACAATTGATGTTGATAGATTATATGTTTGTATTGAGGATATAACAGCGGATCATTTGTGTAAAATATCTGGTTCATCAAGTACATTTGAAATACACCCAATATACAGGCCAAATGGTGCCAGAACTTGTTTTATACCTATTGAAAATTACGATCTAAAAAGATTTACACCAATAGGGTACGATAAGTTACCTAACTATGAAATCGTTAAACCAAATGTTGCACCATACAGATATTCAGAACCAATACTATTAAACGGATCACCAACTCAAAAATTAAATTTAGGTGATATTGCTAAAGTCTATATTAGTGGTTCTGGTTCAACAGCAATATATGATTTATATGAATATGTTTATAATAAACCGTTAACCTGGGACCCAACAAATGATTATTTTGCTGGTGAAATCGTTTATTACCCAGGATCTAATTTTTCGATTGATTCTAAATATAGTTTTTGGTATAACCCAACGGGTACTACCGCTGGAACATCACCAACAGGTGGTACTGGCTGGTATGAAATGCCAATAACTGGTGCAAACGCAAATAACCCATTTTGGACTAAAGATATTACTGGTGTAACAACCAATCCAAATCTATATTCGCTTGGGCCATCGGCTTATAGGGTTAAAAATTTATTACCAACAACTGCTAACTCAGGTGGTTATACTTATTCTTTACCATTTACTGGGTCAACAAATATATTGATTGCAGATATGTTCTACACAACATTACCTGGAGATACCAATACAATATCGGAAAATTCTGACATTTTAAGTTATTTTAGGATTACTGGATCAACATTAAATTACACGGGTACTACGGACAGTTTAATGACTTTTAGTGGTACACAAGACACTAATTTAATACAAAATAGTTATACGCTTACACAAGTAGTCCCAAGTTTCTTATCGCCATTATTATGTGGCCAAGTACTTTGGATGTACATTAACGGCCCATTTAATATACAACCAATGTTCCACCGTTTAGCAAGAACAACTGAAGATAACGGTATATTAGGTTTTATAGCGACTGGTACTACGTATAATAGTAATTCTAATTATCACAGTAAAAAATACACTGTTAGTAGAAACGTTTTATATAGAACGGTTAATGGGGTTGGATCATTTTCAACAACAACAGAACCTCATCTATCAACTAACTGGGAAGAACGTGACTTTATGTTAGTTAATAAATTTACATTTAAAAAAGATAGGTGTAAAGTTAAAATTTATGAAGGTAAAATCGAATCACTTGATACAACCACAAAAAATAATTTATATTTCTTTGATAAGAATTTAAAATTAAAAACATCATTTACCGAACAAACATTTAGTGGTGCAACAACGAACGCTAAATTATTAAACGGTGTTAATAAACTATTTGATGCTAAAAACACAAACCTTAGAAGTGTTAAAGAATACGGTTTAACTGGATTTAGAAGAATAGAAAATGACATAATAATGGACTATTATTATGAAAGAGATGATAACGGATTACCGTTAACTGGTGAGTTTATTGGTGGTTTAACCATAACAAATCCTTGTGGGCATACAGCAAAAACAATATTTGGTGTTTTATTTGAAGCTGATTTGACAAAATTAGACCAATTAAAACCTAGAATAATGACAGCACCACCATTACCTGAAAATGTTGAGTTAATAACTGGATTTAAACCAGAAGTTAGATTAATCATTAACCAAAACGGTGCCTCAAATGTTACTGTTATTGTTGAAAATAACACATCTAATAGTACTTTATACAATAGGGTGTTAACAAAAAATAAATATTTTGACGAAAACATTGTTGTTAATTACGGAGAATCTATTACAATTAGTGTTAAAACTGATGTAACAAGAAATCTTAGTAGATATAAGTCAGGTTTCATGGATAATTACGCATTATTTGATACAAACGATAATGGTATTGAAAATGGGTATTTTGTGTCAACAAAAACAAATGTTGGTAGATTAATAACAAGAACAATAAAATTAAAAGATATAAGTGAAGGTAGAGTTGTTAAAATTGACTTTGACGGTGCAAATAATTTAACAATTGACACGGTTGACCCAAGAGATTACATAAGCCTACCATAAATTTATAAAATAACGATATTTATATAAAAACAAAAAATGAGCTATATAATTAAGAAAAACGATCCGTTAGTTAATGTTAAATTAACCAATAACGGTAGGAGAAATCTAGCTGAAGGGACCTTAAATTTCACATATTTTGGTCTTGGGGATGGCGAAATGGATTATTCAAACGATTCATTTCCAAATGTTAATATTTTAAGACCATCGGATAATGTATTAGGTTTGAGCTTACCATTAACATATGACGGTATTAACGTTCTAAACCCAATAACAATCGTTAATGCAATACCAAATGAGGTTTACGCATCAGCAATAGAAAGAGGTTTTTTTAATTATGATACAACTGGCTCAACAATAAGCATTGATTCAAATTTGTGGTTAGCTGGTCCATTAACTGGTACAACAGCTACTAGTTCCACAGCTCTTGATTTAACTTATAATGGTGGTACAATAAATTCTTCATATGACACAACCATAAAAGAGGGTGACTATCTGTTTGTTAAATTTAAAACAAGCGGTTATACAACAAATTATACAACAACACAAGTACCAGCTGATCAAATAACAGTTGAACCCGTTCAATATTTGATGTACGTCATTAAATCTATTAATAGTGCACCCACATATAATTTAACTGGTTTGACGAGCGGTACAACAATCACAATTATCGTTGATCGTGATTTACCAACCTTTGATTCTTATGAAGTTGATGCGTTTATTTACCCTGGTAAAGATACCATTAAAGATTATTATGATCAGGCAAGCCCAATAGCTTACTGGCAAGGGGGGTTACTAGATTTCTCAAACAATAATACACAATCTGAACTGGATGTTCCTGTTTGGAATATGAATATTATTAATATTGAGGACATAATAGGTTTAGACTCAACAGTCGACAAATCTAAGTACGATGTTGTATCAAAAGATTATTTAGGTACGGCAATAAATTTTAACTATTACAACACCAATTCAAAAATAGGGGTTATACATTATACAAATAACACGGTTTCTAACTTTTACGGTGAAGGTTTTTACCGTTCAACGTTTAAACTTAAAGTTCCTCATATAATGTGGCATAAACAACAATTTACAAATGGTGTTGCTGATACGGTTGGTTACACGTTTGTGGCTGATACTCAGCTACAATATTTAAATGAGACAACACAGGCTGGTTTAGGCCTTACAAAATACCCATACTATGATCTTGTTGACCAAGAAAACGATAAAAATGTTGTTGGTAAAGTTTTTGTTGATGAAAAAATTGTTATAATTGAAGACCCTGAACTATTATCAGCTTTATCTTATAAATCAAACAGAAACTGGACATTACCAAAACCGCTGTTAAATTTAACAGAACCAGGTGTTTGTGGTAACACAAGCACAACTGGTATTTTACAGCCAGGTGAGTATTTGTATGTAACGTATATGTTTATTGATAGTGCTGGTATAACTGGTATGCATTGTGAGGATTATACAACAATACAAAACACAACCACAACACCAAAAGATGTTTTATTTCAGTTTAATAAAAAAATAGAGGATCCAAACTACACCGAATTTTCATTCTTAAAAGATTATGAGGATGAAACTGGTATTGGTTATAAAACCAATCAAATACTAATGTTGTGGCAAAAGTCGTCAACTGGTATTAAACCTGACCCAACTAACTGGGCTTATATTGATGTGAGTGGGTTTTTAGGTACAAATGGTTGTGTGACTGGTGTTATGAATATAAGCGGTACTAATTTTGAATTACACGCTGATATTCTTGATTACGATGTTGATAAATTAGCATCTCATTCGGTTATTGATGTTAACGTTTTTGATGTTTTTGAATTAGGGAATACACCAGTTGGTGAAATAATTGTGATTTTTAACGGTACTGTACAAACACAAGCATCGGATGATACTTTGAGTGACGGAACGTATTATGCATATCCAACAACATACGCTGTTGGGCCTAATAATAGAAGGGTTATTGTTTTTGGACAAGGTTATGGTGTAAGCCCAGATCTTTTACAAATTTATTACTTAACAGGTACTAGTATTACATCTAAGACGATTAAACAAGTTATAACAGTACCTTCATTAGCAACAATTAACTCAAACACAAACGCTAACGCAATTTATAAATCAACAATAGCACCTAACAGGATATCACTTAAATTGGATAAACAACCAAATAACTCAACAGTTTGGTTGTTCTATAAAGGTATGTTATTAAATGCAACAACATATGGTGTTTTTGTTACAAATGAAACAATTGACGATAGACGTGTTGAGTTAAATTTCACACCAACACAGGGTAGTGAAATAACAATGTTCTACTTAGATAATTCTGGTGCTGGTCAAACAGTATCAACAAATGTTTTAACAAAAGATACCATATCAGCTCTTAGAGTAAATATTGATCAATATATGCTTGACAATAGTGAGACGGATATCTATAATTTAAGCGATTATATTACCATACCTGGTATCTCATCCACAGATTTTAGCTTTGGTGATGAGGTATTTTTCTTTGGTAATATAGAAACTGATATTAAAGCCACAATATATAAAACACAATTAACTTGTAACGTGCTACCTAATCAATATATATCGACCGATAACCCAACTTTTAATGCTGACCAAGATAAAGTTGCGTTTACACAAATAGGTATTTTTGATACTGATGGTGTTATGGTGGCTATTGGTAAATTTTCAGAACCAATAACAAGAAAATATAATTCTGATATGGTCGTAATACAAGCTACAATTGACTTCTAATGGGATTTATAAAAAGAAATAAATATACTTTTGAGATATACCTTACGGACAAGGGTAGAGAAGCTTTCGTAAACAATGGTTTTAGGAATGAAATTAAATATTTTTCGTTAATAGACAACTCAAACTATGACCAGATGAGCGGTGTTGATCCCCATGTTTTAACTGGACAAACAATACCAACAATAAAATTTTATGATTCCACAGAAGTTAATAATACAAGTGAAGTCTATACACAGGACTCTAAACGAGGCTCTGTGGATAACAATATACTGTTCACTCATGGTTTTTTGGGCGTTAACCAAAGAGCTGAAAACAATTACATTGCATACGATCCAGACCTTTCGACAGAAACGATTAAAATAATAACATATAAGGACTAATGGCTAGACAATACAACCTTAAAAATTTAAACGGTATACACCTTAAAGCGCCTTATGATTACGCATCATATAATACAAATGGTGTTAACGCTTTAATAGAAAATTACGATTTTCACCCGTATAGATCAAATGATTTATCCGATTTTGAATTTATAAACGGTTCTTATAATCTGGTTGAAAAAACTTCCGATTTTTATAATATGCCCATGGGTAACGGTTTTATCGGTAATAACTCACGTGCCTCGAGAACTATAGCCGTTGATTACACCCAATTTAAAAAAATCAATACTTTGGTTAAAGGTGAGGTTTATTATACAGAATTTGACCTGTATTTTAATTTTAATGGTGATGGGGAAAACTATACCGTTGGTTCAAATGGGTATACTATCGCTGTTGATGTTTACGCTGTCTTCGGTAATAACAAGAAAAAACTTAAATTATCGGATTTAAAAGTTTATGATTACGCTGGCGCTTATAGTGGATCAACAAGTAATCCATATACAAACGGTTATGTTAATATAAGCACGTCTTTTTTTAATAACTGGGTTGATATAAGTGGTGATACGATAAATGTATCTTATTTGCCACACCCAAGTGTATATCTTATTGAAAATACTGGGATTTCATCGATGTCTGTTTCATGGATAGAGGGTGCCATTGGTTATACTGGATACGGAACAACGCAAACATCAACAGTTAGTAGTGGTGGTAATCTTTACATAACATCCTTTACAACACCAGTAATTGGTGGCATAGGTGTAACCTACACAATGCAGAACCAGGGTTTAGCAGCGGAACCTAACATTAGCCCATTTAATTTTATGAGTGGTTATATGTTTAAAGTCACGGCTCAACTAGACGCTAGTACGGAACAATTATTCAATTCAAATATTTGTACTGGTAACAAAGAGTTTAAAATAATCGTTGATTACAATGGAACAATATCACAAACAACCGTTGGTTATGTTTATGATATGGAAAGTAGTTCAAGTGTTGACGGGGGCCCATTACCAGAAATAGGATAATTAATATGGCAACAATAACAGTAGGAAGAAGAGTCGAGTACAAAATGCCCATTTTTAACTTTAGTATACCTAAAGTTGATTTTTACATAAATACACCAGGTATCAGTGTTGTTGGGCCAGACAAATATATCACCAGTGAATCTGAGGGTAAGTTTAGTATTTTGAACCCAAACACAAAATCAATATATTTTAATAATTTAACATTTGCTAAAGCACAGTTTAGAGACCCTAAATTAAAATCTAATTTAAACACTTTAAAACTGATACTGGTTAACGAATATGATGAGACAAATTTAACTGGTAGCGAATCAATTGTTGGTACTAAACACTACCAAGTATATCAATTAACAAATAACGGTAAACTAATTGGTAGGTTAACCCTTGTCACCCCAGTTGGATTGCTAGGTTCAAATAAAATGTTACTACCGTTAACGACATTAGAGTTTTCGGCTTATTATGAAGTTTTAAACCTAAACGTCTTAGATGCACAACATTACGGTAAAACATCAAATGATCCAGATAGGAGAGTTGGTGGAATTGATTTGAGCTTTAATATAAACTGTTTTGCTGATAGCGAATTTAACAGTCGAATTACCGAAGAAGTTGTTATTAGTCTAATACTAGTTAAAACTTAAAATGAAAAAACAAAATAACCATATATTTATTATATAGGAATAATAACTTGATTTGTACAATAAAATTAATATAATTAAATAAACTAAAAACATGGGGTTCGTACCACAAAGCGGAAGCACCGAAGAAATTAAAGTTTACCTAACAGAGTTGGGTAGAAGAAGACTTTTAGAACAAGGTTTTAAACCAGTTACTTTTTCTATTTCAGATGAAGATGGTAACTACAATGCGTTATCAACTGTAAATCAAATAGTTACTGATATAACTGGGGACTATAATGATAATGTATACGCAATATCAAAAAACATAACAATAAAAGGTCAAATATTAAGAAAATAACATAAAATGAGTGCGATATTAAAAGTTAGAGTCCCATATTATAGTAGAACCATTAGTACTGGTACGAATGGTATAGCTGAGTTCTATTTATTAGAAAACCCAGCGTATGTACCAACATTAGCCCAAAATGTTGTAATTACACACACAGAGGTTTCAACAAATACAGGTTTATACGTAAAATTAAATAACCTAGGTTCAAATACGGCTTTAGGTAAATTCCAATCGTTATCCAATCTTAGCGATAATCCAGCACAAATTGCGGCTAATGGCGGATATGCATACGTTTTTTCCGTTGCATATAACGATACACAGTTTTCACAACCTCAATATGGTGGTGCTTGCCGTGGTTACATCGAATATGATGTTAATCCAACAAATTATAACGTCTTAAAAACGGTTGAAAGTGTTGTTTTGGTTAATGAAAGTGTACCTTTTGATTTATCAAACGGTTTTCAACAACTAAATCACACATTTAGCGGAACAACACTAAACACAACTGACATTTTACCAGGTTTCTTTGTTGGTAGACAAGATAATAACACAATCTTTGCTAACTTACTAAAATCACTTAATCTACCTGTTACCAATGAAGAGTATAAAAAATACTCAAGATCGGCTTATGGTGTATTAAGCGCTGCTGGTACAAATGATACCGTTGCTGTTACTAAAAATGGTGTTGCATACAAATGGACAGCTATTGACAACACATTTACGGGATCAACAGATACCCTACTTGTTCACCCAACAACAGGTTACACTGGTGAGTATTACGCTACTGTTATGCAAACAATTGGTTGTAATGAGTTTGAAACAAACAAACCATGGAATTTACCAGTTCCAAACGATTTGTATATGATATTTGAGATACCAAATAACAAATACGGTGAAATCATTGATGGTAAGACTATTAAATTAGAATTACCTTACTACACAGGTGCAACATCAAGTGTTACTGACCCAAAACGTTTAGGCATTATGACTGGTTGGACAGGTCCAGGTACAATTGAACTATATGGTACATATAACCATGCTGGAATAAATAATAATTTGGATAAAAAATTATCTGAACCAGATATTAGTATTGGCACCCTTGGTATTAGACCAGATTTGGCAACAGTTAGTTCAACAACATATGAAAGTAACGTTGTTTTATTATTCACAGATGCGATTGAACCCCCATACGTAAACTTTAATAACTGGGGTGATGCATATAGCGAAGTTATAAACGGAACTAGAGTTTTCACACCAGGTGCCCAAGAAAAACCAACATACAACTATAAAAATGATGTTTGCGTTGGTGCGGCTTACTTAGATAAAGGGTTTATTGTTATCACACATCCATTGATCGTTGATTCATATTTCCATAACATTTTTGACGGCTACATTTACACGTCTGGTACTGGTAGTAGCATGGTTAAAAATTATGATATAACATCGGACTCATCAAATACACCAGTAACAGCTGATAGTAGAGGCGATGTTAGAACCACAGATAGTAATGATACATATGAATTAATCGTAACAAAAGATGGCACTGACATTCTATGGGATAGCACACAGTTTATTTATACTGGAACTACCGATTATATGTTGTCATACAACAGTTATAACACCGAAAAATCTTTAAATATTGTTTGTTTAGCCTCTTCAGACGAGTTCTTTAAATCAACAAATGATACGGCAAAGGATATGATGGGGGTTGACCAAACGGAAGATTGGGCATCATTCAAATCAACAAATGGTGATCTATACCCTGTTATCATCACACAATTAGGTATCCATGATGCTGATGGCAATTTATTGGCGATTTGCAAACCAACACAACCAATTAAAAAGTATTGGTATGATGTTGTGTCGTTTAATGTCAAAATAAGACTATAATTAAAATTTTATGATAAAAGAGATACAAGAAGAATATTACTTACTTGGACTAGACGTTTCAACTAAAACAATCGGAATTTCATTATTCAACAATAAAGGGGAGCTTTTGGAGTTAACACACATTTCTCCAAAAGCCAAACCCGAACCTAAAACAAAGACTGAAGAGCTTATCAAAAAAGCTGATTTGTTTTATGATTTTGTACAGAAGTACAAAACACTCAATATCAAACACGTAGTTATTGAAGAACCATTATTAAGGTCAAACAACGTTAATACCGTTGGGACCTTATTACGTTTTAACGGAATGGTTACCAAAATATGCTATGATGTGATTGGTGTTGTCCCAGAATACATCTCAACATACGAAGCAAGAAGATATGCATTCCCTGAGTTTATGCAACCAGGTAGTGCGGGAAAACTGGTCTTATTCGGTGGATTACCAAAAGATGTTGATAAGAAAAAACTTATCTGGGATAAAGTTAGCAAGAGAGAACCACAAATTAATTGGTTACTGGATAAAAAGGGTCAATTGAAAAAAGAAAACTTTGATATGTCCGATGCTTACACCGTTATGCTTGCTTTTGCCCACATGAAAGAAATTTTCAAATAAATTTGTTTGTAATGAAATAATTTCTTATCTTTGTAGGAATTATGGATTTACTAAATAACGAATTAGAGACAGATAAGCTAATTGACTTACTAGAGTCCTTTTTGGGCGAACCCAGAAAGCATTATAAACGTAAAAAACAAATTAGTTTTGACTGCCCGAATTGCTCCGCTATGAAAGGGGTTGAATTCGATAAAAAGGGTAATCTTGAGATTTCCTATAAAGATGGTGTATATAATTGTTGGTCGTGTGGTGAAACTGACGGTACCAAAGGTAGGCTATCTTTTTTATTTAAAAGGTATTCCGACAAAAAAACCCTAGACCAATTCTATAAACTTAACTTTAAATTCATCCAGCAAAAAACTGTTGAAGAGAAAAAAGACGAGTTAAGATTACCTGATGAATACATAGCACTTGATGGTAAATTAAGCAACCCCAGATTTAACGGAGCATTTGATTACCTCTATAGCAGAGGGTTAAATGATTCACATATTAAAAAATACAAGATAGGTTTTTGTATGGAAGGTAAATACCAAAACCGTGTTGTGGTACCTTCATACGATGCGGATGGTAAGTTAAACTTTTTTGTAACAAGGTCAATTAGCCCAAAAACAACCAAGTTCAAATACTTGAATCCAGCTGTTGAAAAACAGACATTAATTTTTAACGAAGCTTTGATTAACTGGGAAAAACCAGTTTTTTTAGTTGAGGGTGTTTTCGATCATATCGTTGTGCCCAACAGCGTTCCTTTGCTCGGTAAAAAAATGTCTGAAAAATTATTTAACGAACTATACTTTAAATCAAAAAATTTCATTATTATTGCACTCGATCCAGATGCGTGGAATGATACCGTTGGAATATACAATAAATTAGATGCTGGCCGACTCTATAAAAGAGTTTTGGTCTTAACGCTACCTAAAGGTGTTGATATTTCATTGTACTATGAGAAGTATGGGCCAGAGAATTTAGGTAAATTATTACAAACAAGTAAAAGAATTAAAGAATGATAACATTAGATCACGCAACCCACACGTATAGTAACAGTAAAAAACCTACTGTTAAGTATACGTCAGTTACTACTGTATTGGGGCAGTACAAAGAAAAATTTGACGAAGATTACCATGCCGAAAGAGTGGCAAACAGAAAGGGTGTAACTAAAGAAGAGGTTATCGCTGAGTGGAGAGAAATAAACCGAATGGCCAATGAGTATGGTACAGCGTTACACGAAATTCTTGAAAGGTTTTTGTTAGCACCAAATAGAATGTACTCACCAAGAGATGAATTTGAGAAAATTGTTATCGGTGCGTTTAGAGATGTTTGTTACGAAGAGGGTTTATCTTTAATAGATAGCCCGTACCTTAAACCAGAACACATTATGTCAATTGAATTTAACGATGATGAGGGTGTTGCAGGTACTTCGGATATCATTGAGGATTTACCAGATGGTATGTTCTTTAATGTATGGGATTTCAAAACAAACAAAAAGTTTGAGTATGAAAACAAATATGGTGAATTTTTACATTTCCCATTAAACCATTTAGCTCACTGTCAGTATAATGATTACACCATACAATTATCTGTGTACGGTGTGATGTACGAGAGAGAAACTGGTAAGAAATTTAACCGTGGTGGTTTATTTTACTGGGATAAAAACATTCAAACATTTAGGTTGATACCAATTGGTTACATGAAAAAAGAAGCTGAAATGCTTATCGAACACTATAAAATGAAAAGACTTATACTATGATAGAAACTATTGCACATATTGCAGATATTCACTTTAGGAATATCCAAAGACATAATGAGTTCAGAGCAATTTGCGAGAACTTTTTTGATCAAATGAAAAAGATTAAACCAGAAAGAATCGTTATTGCTGGTGATATCGTTCATTCTAGAAACCAAATTAGCCCCGAATTGGTTAGTGAGGTGTCTTGGTTCTTAAATGGTTGTTCTAAAGCCGCTGGTAAGGTTATTATCATCCCAGGGAACCATGACATTGTTGAACAGAATAAAGAGCGTATGGACGCTCTAACACCCATCATTAACGCTTTAGATGCTGATAATATTGTTTATTACACAAAGTCTGGCCTATACCAAGACGAAAACGTTGTTTGGTCAGTATTCAGTATTTTTGACAATCATATGGCACCAGAACAATTAGAAATGCGACCTTTTGACGGATTATACGTTGGATTATACCATGGAACAATTGTTGGAGCTGTAAATGAACAAGGATTTAAATTTACCCACGGTGCTGAAGTGAATAAATTCAGACATTGTGACATGGTTCTTTGTGGTGATATTCATAAAAGACAAGTTTTTATGCAGGACAGCACACCAATTATTATGGTGGGATCACTAATCCAACAAAACTTTGGTGAAACTGTCAGCGACCACGGCTTTAATATCGTTAAAATTCAGGATAATAAGTTATTGTCATATGAATTTTTTGATATTGAAAACCCTGTTAAGTATTTGACCTTTAAAATAACAGATATCAGTGATATCGAAGAAAACAATGAAATGTTGGTAAATGCGTAGTATTAACATAGAAAAATCTTTACATGATGATATATTGGATTTTTGTAAAGTAAACGGAATAAACGATGTAGATGATTTTATCAACAAAACACTTAGAAAGGGTTTTGATTTAAAAAAATATGGTGAATCATTTGCAATGTTTTTTAATAAAACTGAAGCTGATATGATCTTTAACGGACCACCTGTTGAAGAAAGACCAGTTGTTGAAAAAGAACCTGAAGTTGTTATTGAACAACCAAAGAAAAAAGGTGGTAGAAAGAAAAAGGTTGCGGAACCAGTTGTTGAAAAAGAACCTGAAGTTGTTATTGAACAACCAAAGGAACCAGTTTATGAGATTAAACAAGAAGAACCAAAACCAGTAAAAAAACCAGTAACACTAATCAAAAAACAACCAAAAGATAATTATGACGTATATGACGAAATCTAAAATAGAGTCAGCTGACTTGTACGACAGCAATAACCAAATTAAGGTTATTTGGGAAGACACGTTGGATAATCACTCAACACATAAGGAAAAGCAAATTGAGAAGTATTTTCAAAACAAATACAAAACAACTAAGGTTAAGGTAATTTTCAAACCAATATCAATAAAAAATAGTGATGTTGTTGCTGAAGGCACTGCCGATGCATCTGAAGTTATTTTGGATGAAAACTACCAAAAACAATTGATTGAAAGTTATCTAAAGGATCAAAAGATTGATATCCCAATGGATTACTTGATGAAACTTGATAACTCAGTAAATGTTGAACTAGAGGATTACAAGGAACAAACTAATAGATATAAAAAGTTTAAGATTAAACAAATTCAGTTTTCGAACTTCTTATCTTTTGGGGAGAACAATAGAATTGACTTTACCGATAAACTAGGTATTACGTCTGTTGTATCAAACCCAGCCAATTTTGGCGGTAAAACAACAATGACGGTTGATTTATTGTTGTTCCTATTCTTCGGTGTAACATCAAAAACTGACAAGATGGAAGATGTATTTAACCGATTTAGTGATGAGGATACTGTTAGTGTTAAGGGTATGGTTGAAATTGAGGGTGATGACTATATTATCAGCAGAAAAATCAACAGGAAACAAGGTAGGAATGGTGAGTACACATGCAAAAGTGAGTTAGATTTCTACCAAGTATTACCAAAAGGTGGTGTTAAACAATTAAATGGTGAACAAAGAAAATTCACAGATGAATTAATTAAAACCTATGTTGGCTCATACGATGACTTTTTAATTACTATTCTAACAACTGGTGACAACCTAGATGATTTAATCAAAACTAAACCAACTGAGCGTGGCAGAATTTTAACCAAATTCATTGGTTTGGAGTTCTTTAGGGAAAAAGAAAAGATTGCCAAGAAAAAACACCAGGAGTGGAAAGAAAAATCTAAATTGTACCATAACAATTCACAAGAGATTCTTACTAAAATTGAAGTAGAAAATGATAAGATTAAGAGTAACAATGAGTTTATTGCTGCTTTAAATATTAGTCTTAAAGCTAAGGTCGATTTATTAAAAACTTTTGACGCTGAAAGGGATAAATTAAATAACATCCGTGTTAATGTTGATACTGAAATGTACAAATTAAATGAGGATGATATTTTAGCTGGTATTGAAAAAGTTAGGGGTTTTATTAAAACTAAAGAGGGTGAAATTGAGCAGTTAAAAAAAGATAACCCAATGCCTAAAGAAGTGTTTGATGTTGATGCCTATGCGACAGCTGTATCAAACATTCGTGATGCTAGAGAAAAAGAGGTTGAGTTAAGAATGGAAATTGCTGCGATTGAAAAAACCATTAAGATGCTTGAAGATGGTGAAATTTGTCAATCATGCCAAAGACCATTAGAAGGTGTTGACCATAAAAAAGAGATCTCAGAAAACAATAAAAAGTTAAAAACTAAAAATACCGCACACAAAAAGGCAACTACAAACATTGAAGAGTTGTCTGAAAGGATAGTGAGTTACGATACCATTAAAACTTTATGGGATGCTTATAACAAAGCGGAATTATTGTTGCAAAACAAACAAATGGAATTAACAAACTATAACGGTAGTTTAGAGCGTGGTGAAGAAAAGTTAAAGGCTTATGGTTTGGCAAAAGAGGCTTTGGAGAAAAACAAGATAATCGATACCGATTTACAAAGATTGAAGTTTAAGGTTGAAAATGAGACTAATGAGAAAGAAGCTTTGATGCTACAAATCAACGGCCTTAGAAAAGATATTGAATTATCCGAAACCAAAATCGGTGAGTACAATAATTTGATCACCGAACTTAAGCGTGAAGAGGTTGTGGACAAGATCTTCAGAGTTTACTTAGATGTATACGGTAAAAACGGTATCTCTAAAATGGTATTAAGTACCATGATTCCGTTAATCAATAGCCACTTAAAAATCCTTTTATCAGATACCTGTGATTTTGATCTTGAAATGCGCATGAATGATAAAAATGAGATTGAGTTTTGGATGATTGATTGCGAGAGTGGCATTGAAAAACCATTGGCATCAGGTTCTGGTTATGAAAAAACTGTTAGTTCATTAGCATTAAGATGTGTATTGAGTAAGGTATGTTCATTACCTAAACCAAATATCATCGTCTTTGATGAGGTTACAGGTAAAGTATCTAATGATAACTTGGACAGATTAGGTATGTTCTTCGAAAAATTAAAAACATTGTTTGAACACATTTGGGTAATTAGCCACAACCCATATGTACAAGATTGGGCTGATAATATTGTAAGGGTAGAAAAAACAGATAACATTTCAAAGGTAGTTGACGCAAATGGTTAAAATATTAGATTGGATAGTTTTTAAAATAAAGTACGAGGTCTATCTGTTTTTTAACAAAATATTTGGGAAAAAACCTAGGAAGTATATTATGTTTTTTGTCGGAAAGTATCCCGATAATTTTAAACATGGGTTAAAACCAATACTTGATAATGAGCACCAATTAAAGTGGATTTTTGGGCCAGCTTCAATCATATTAATCTTTCACTCAAAAGAGAATATGAAGTTTCTGGATAAGTTCTTTAAGAAAATGTATTCTGAATATACAGAATCATTTTTCTTATTTGATATAACAAAAGAAAGATACTCAAAGCATGTAACGGATGAATATTATAAACACCTTTATATGGAAGGCCCAAAAAGACATAACGAGTTAACGTTAAATAAAATACAATATTTTGTTGACTTAGTGGCAAAAGCAAGAGAACAATACATCGCTTTATTGGAAGAAGAGATAAAAAACGCAACGGAGAAAAAAGATAGGGGTAAGGATATAAAAATCAGTATGGATATTATTGACCCAATTCTGGATAAAATAATTGAATACGGTTATGAAAGTTTAACAGAGGAAGAAAAATTAATTTTAAAACGCTACAATACAGACAATGACACAGAGAATTGACACATCACACTGGATCGATCAAAGAGAGATCGCAAATTACTTACAAGACGTAAGAAAACATGAGCCACTTAGCCGACTTGAGGAGCGTGAGTTGCTCAAACAAATTAAAACTGGGGATAGTAAAGCAAAAGAAAAGCTTATTTATTCAAACCTTAGATATGTCATTACCGTAGCGAAACAATACCAGGGTCAAGGTTTGAATTTTGAGGATTTAATATCTGAGGGTAATCTTGGTCTATTAAAAGCGGCTGAAAGGTTTAATTACGAACAGGAAGAGGTTAGATTCCTATCCTATGCCGTTTGGTGGATTAAACAGTCAATTATCCAGTCATTGCACGATAATTCAAGAATGATCAGATTACCAATTAACGTAATTAATGATGTTCGTAAAGCTAACAAAGAAGCACAAAAGAATTTCGCTTCAATGACTGAAAACGATGTCATTAACGGGTTCTCAAATTTACCATCCGTTGAAAGGCTTGATGATAAATATGATGACGAGGGATTATCATTGTACGATATTTATGAAGATAAATCATCACCAAGACCAGACGAAGCTTATGACAGCGACAGGGTAAATCTAATTAACGCTTTAAATAACGTTTTAAATAACTTAACGGAGACTGAAAAGCTTGTTATTGTTAGATATTTTGGTTTAGATGGTAATGAATGCACCCTTCAAGAAATATCTGAGGATTTGGAGTTAACCAAAGAACGTGTTAGGCAAATTAAGGAAAAAGCTATTAAAAAACTTAGGTTCTATTCTGGGGGAATCTTTAATTTATTGTAATTTTAATTAAAAACTAAATATTTATAAGTATGAACAAAATCGAACAAATTTTGAACAAACATTTTACCAAGATAGTCTTGGTTATGTTATTATTACTATTCATGAGAACATGTAATAGCGATGTAAGAAGTCTAAATAAAAGAATTGACAAAATGTCTAACAAAGTTGATTCATTGGAAATGATTATAGTTACACATGAGGATTTAAGAATTGAAGGTCTTAGAGCTGAAAAACGTATGATCCAGTCAACCGATAGAAAAATGTTAGACGTTACCAGACAAGCTGAAATCGATAAAGAATTAAGCTCATTAGAAAACAAATAATCAAATGCTAACACTTAAATACACTAAATCACCAATCATGGAAGCTTTAACTCTAATTAAAGCTTTACAACCGACTGACGAACAAATTACGGTAAAAAGTAAAATCGATGATTTTAACCAAAAAAGAATCGTTGTTGTTTCTGATAACCCAGACCCAAAAAAGGCTAGCGATGAAACTTTTGCTGTTAAGGATGTCATGAAAAAATATGGTGCCTCTTGGGATCTCAAAGGAAAACAGTGGTTTTGGAATGACAGATTTAAGTCAGCGGATGAGATTGCTAAGATAGCGAATGATGCGGTAAAAGCTGCGAATGAAAAACTTGGTCATGATATTAGTGGTCATAAAGAAATTGGTGTTTATAGTGACATTGAGCAACTTACAAAAACAAAAGATTTTTTAGAAAATATAAAAGATGCTTATGAGACGGTTAAAACTAAATCTAGTAGAGTCACATTAGATATTTTAGATGCATATATTAGTGAGTTAGGTGAAAGTTTGGATGATAAAAAACTCTTGGATGATATCGCTGAGTTTAATAAAGCGTCTAAGTCTTACATTCTTGAAACAGGTGAATATTCATATAGCTTTTTTAATATGTTTATGATATGGTTGCAAGCAACTAAAGGGGCGAAAGAGTTTGGATCAATACCATATTGGTTTGGTAGAGGTTATGAGCCAGTAGAAAACGCCAAAAAAATCATGATCAGTAAAAAAACAAATAGTGGTAGCTTAGCTGGAAACGTTTATAAAATTATTGCAAATTACCCAAAATCGGCTGAAGAATACGCTAAAGAAAGTGGTATTAAACTACTCCCCAATAAAAAAATGCCAATACCAAAAGAAAAATATAACGCATTTTGGGTTTGGGCAAAAAAGAAGGGGTATTTTAAAGTTAGCGCTGCCAAAGATTTTACTGAGGTTGCCATCTATGACAATAAAAATGTACAACCAATACCAGGTAGAGAACAAATAAACACCCCAGAAGGGCCAAAATGGTTTAGTGATGAGGATACTGAGGATGAAAAGTCGGCTATCATGATTAAAGCTCTAAAAGAGTTTTCACAAGCTAGTGGTATTAAGATAACAGACTCATCTAATTTAGGCGGTGCTAGAGGTGTTAGTAAAGGCGGACACATTGAATTGTTAACCAACAGCCTTGGTGCTGATTTACTATCAACGTTTGTTCATGAATTAGCACATGAGCTGTTACACCATGAAGCAAATAGTAAATTAGGTTTTTATGTTGGTAGAGGCGGTAGTCATCAGGAGAGGGAGTTACAAGCGGAATCAGTTGCTTATACCGTAATGAAAAGTTACGATTTCCCAATCGAACACTCTATTAATTATTTAGCCATGTACAAAACTAACAAAGATGGCGTTAGAAAACACCAAAAATTAATTAGAGACGTTTCTATGTTTATCATCAAGCAAATTGAAACATACGCACCCAATGTTAATGAGCCAGATGCTACGGAAGAAATAAATGAAGCTTTAAGTAATATCAAAAATATTATAACAGAATTTAAAAAAACAATTTTATAAGATGGATTCGTTACAGAAATTAAATAGTTTGATTGCCCAGGCTGATGAAAGAATATCTCAGATCGATGAATCAAATTTAAATGAAAATGAACTAAAAATGGTTCAAGAAATAAAGTCTAAATACCCACAACAAGCTGCAATAGCTATTGCTAAAAAAGAAGCAGCTAAAAACAAGTAATTATGCAAACAGAAAATAAATTAACAAGAAATTTTATTATAGGTACATTTGTCACATTATATGTGATGGTATCGTTGATTTCAACAATACACGTAATTGATTTCTTTGAATTATCAAACCCTAAATGGTTAGCCGTTACATTAGCGTTAGCCTTTGAGGTTGGTGCTGCGGCTTCTTTAGCCTCAATCATAGCGCTTAAAAAAATGAACAAGGGTATTGTATGGGTCTTGTTCTTTATTTTAACAGCAATGCAGGCCATGGGTAACGCTTTTTTTGCTTATACCCACTTAAATGATTACCAATCCTGGGTTGAATTATTCGGCCTAGTTGATAGTGATCCGATTGAACAAAAAAGAATATTATCTATTGTCAGTGGTGCTATTTTACCACTAGTCGCTTTAGGTTTCATTAAATCATTAGTGGATTATATTAGACCAGATAATGCTGTAAATGATGCTGTAAATGATGCTGTAACGCAACCAAATTTAAATGAGGAAGCAAAAAAAGTTTGGGAAAAAGTTGATGAATTACGTAAAGAAGGTAAGTTGCCTAAAATCACTGAGGAAGATTTAGCTGACGAACCAACAGCTTTGGCTAACTCACAATATAGAGAAGAATACGTGGTTGAAGATAATAACGATTTTGAAGAGGATTCTTTAATTGATATACAAAATGAAATTGAAGAGCCCGTTATTGAAGAAAAAACAACTGAAAGCGATTTAGAGAACTATCCTGTTTACGATAAAACTAATGAAATTAAGAATAACGGAATAGAAAATATTATGGTTTTCACAAAAGATGATAGTCAATAAAGAGTATTACTTTGAGGGTAATGAGAACATACAGAAAAACAAAACTAAAAAGAAGCAAATAATTCTTACACATACGTCATGTACCATGGATGAGTACTTGACAAAAATTAAAACACGGTACAACGGTAAATACAACCGATTACCGTGTTTTTTTATTTCACAAAATGGTGAGGTTTACCAACATTTTGATCCCAAGTATTATAGTTTATTGATGTGGGAGCAACAAATAGAAAAAAACTCAATAACAATTTGTTTAGAAAATGTTGGGTGGTTAAGTAAAGATCTTGCTTTGGATAAATACTTTACCTGGAAAGGTTCTGAGTATTTTGGTGATGTTGTTGAAATACCCTGGAGAAATAAAAGACATTGGGCTACTTATTCCGAAGAACAGTACACGAAACTTGCGGAATTAATAGACTATTTATGTATAGAATACGGCATAATAAAAGATTTTATAGGAAATAATATTGTTATAAATAAACCAAATACGCAAAAGGGTATACTGAATAGAAGTAACTACACAAAAAACAACTACGATTTATCACCAGCGGCTGATTTTAAGAAAATAAATGAACTAATAAATAAGGAATACAAACATGAACAATTACGATAAAAGCTACGATGATATTAAATCATTACTAAACAAAGTGAGAACGGTTCAATTACAGGAATCGGTTAAAAAAACTAAATCGTTATTAAACGAAAATGATGAAATGGTTAGAACAGAACCTGTTGAGGTTGAATCAAAAGATGGTGAGGAGTTGACTTTTGACAATATTAACACTGTTGGTTATCTAAGTAAAGCCGATGACGTTCAGTTATCTGATGAAAGTAAAGCTGAGTTTACAAAAGCCATTGGCGATTTTATCAATGCCACTGGTTTGATGTTACCTTATGTTAATATTAGATTAGAAAATGGCCGTGTTATTTTAACAGCTGACGTTGTTAAAAACCCAGCTTTGGATGGGGTTAAAGAAATTGTGGTTGATACAAATGATGAAGACCCTAAGATTAATTTAATTGGTGGAACCTTGATTTTAAACCAAGATTTGCTAAATTTATTAAATACAATTGGTAGGTCATATAATGATGTACAAATTGGTAGAAATAATTTAATTAAGATCACACAAAACAAACAATCACAAAACCCATTATAATGAAAAAAAATATAATCTTTTTAATTCTTTTTGCTGGTATTGGTTTCCTAATTTACATGAGCGTTTTTAAGAAAGATAGTGGTGTTATTGATACTAGCCATTATCAAAAAACAATAGACTCATTAAACTTAGCGATAACAAAAAGTGATTTAAAAATAGATTCTTTAAGTAAATCTGTTGAAAGTAGGAATGCTAAGATAGCGGCTTACGGTATTGAGTTGGCTGGTTTAAAAAATAAACTAAATAAGGAAAAAAAGGCACATGAAAAAGATATTAATCGTATTAATGCTATGTCTAGCAGTGAGCTCTCCAGCTCTTTCGCAGACGAATTTAAGTGATTCAACCTGCTGCGTACCTTGCACGGCAATAAGAAACGCATTGATCCTTAAAAAGGATCACCAGTTATTAAAAGCTGAGATAGGGGTTACAAGAGATAGCCTTAATTTAATAACTAAACAGTCGGTTCAAAAGGATAGTATTATAATAGACCAAAAACATATTATCTTAGAAAAAGATACAATTATAACAAACAAAAACAAAGTTATTGAGACAAAAGACGAGCATATTTCGGACTTAAACCATAATATAAAAGTTTTTAAGAAACAAAGAAATATTTCCTACATAACAAGTGGGGGTATTTTTATACTGACATTACTACTTTTATTGTAACATTTCCGATTTAAAGACTATTTATATTAATAAAACGTACCATGAAAGTTAAAATAACCGAAAGCCAATTAGACCAGTATTTGAAAGAATGTTTGGTTGAAATGGATGATAAAACACCAATAAATGAAGCCCTTACCCCAACGGATAAGAGCGACATTAAAGTTTTGATTAAGAATGAAATAAAGGATTTCTTAAACATTACACGTGGCTCTCAGTTTGAAACTAAGGTAAAAGATATCGTAAAAGATACCGTTAAAAGTAATAAAGATTTTGAAAATAAAGTGGTTGAAATAACGAGAAATGTGTTGGTTCAGCTATATAAACAGTTATGGACCAGAAGAAGTTTCTGGGTAAGTGACCTTAAAAATTCACCTAATTAATGAAAAAAGAGGATTTTTTAAAAAACATTGTTGAAAAAACGTTGGTTAACGAATCAGCTTCTGTCGCTTCTGTTTTAGGTGACCCAGGTAGCCCAACATATGGTGGGTTTATCGGTCCGTTAGGTAGAATATCAAAGAAAAAATTAAACAGTAGGCTTTTTAACACATGGAAAGATTCCAATGTTAAAAATGGTGTTGGTGTGGGTAGAATAGCTGTACCACCACAAGGTTATGTTAAAGAACATTTATATAGCACTGAAGGTAATTTAGTAACCGAAGGTGATTTATTAGAATGGTTTGGTGGTGATTTAAAGCAAAAGCCTTCTTACAATGGTGGTCATTTAGTGGCCATCGAACCTAAATGCCTTGCATTCCCATATTGCTCACAAGGAGCTGTAGATAAACCCATCAAACTTATCGGTGAGTCTAAAGAAGAAATGTGCGAGGGGTGTTATGGGTATTGCTCTCATATTGCTGAAGAAACTGGTAAGTCACCAGAATTTATAGCAAAATTAATCAGAGAAAAATATTTATCAGAAACAATTGATATGATTAAAATGGAAAATATCAATGAATCTGTTATTGAACAATTAAATGAATCCATCGAATTGTTGGATGAAAATTATACAGAAGAAAATAAAAACTTAGAAAATACAAATACTATGGAAAACATACAATTAACACCCGAATTCGCATCAAAGTGCATGGGCGGTATTATGGAAAATAATCAACTTGCAGAATGCATGTACGAAACTTTAGTTAGAGAAGGGTTTTTACCTGAAACATTAAATGAAGGTGAGACATATGAAGGCTATTGTAAATCAATGATGGAAGATGCTGAAATATGCATGGAAATGGTTAAATCTTGCATGATGAGTGAAGGCTCTTCTTGTGCAAACGAAGTTTCTAGCTATATTTCAGAACTTTGGGGTGGTAAAATGGAATCCCAAGAAAAACTTTATGAAGACGCTTTTAGAAGAGGTTTAGATCCAGAGGAAATGGTTTACGAAGAAAATGATGCGTTAGAGGAAGAAGAACCAGCTAGTGGTTTTGCTAACAAATACGCAAAAATTGAGGCAAGTGTTGAAAGAATTGGTGCTAGAGAAACAGGTGTTAAGTTGGTTAACATGTTTATTAGTAGAATGTTACCAGGTATGGGTACATCTGATCTTGCTGATACAGCCACATTTGCAAATGGTTTAGATACTATTGAAGAATATTTAGAAAATGGTGATTACCAAGAAGCCATCGAAGAAGCTAAAAACACAGCGGAAGCTATGTTAGAGGATGAAGGTATGGGAATGGATATGTTTGGCGAAGGTGAAGTTGATGAGGCTGCTGGAATTAACCCTGCTATTTATGACCAGTTGAAACATTGTGTTGAGCACGGTCATTCTTATTCTGAAGCTAAAGAACACGTTGCTAAAGCGGTTGACGGTTGGGATCTTTCAATGGAAGACTGGAATGAGGCTAAAAAGAAATTTGGTAAAGGTGAAAGAGATGGTGCTGATTTAGAAGAAGGTGGTTGGATGAACGAATTTGATTTATCGGAAGGTGATGAGGATAGTAGCAGATACATGTTCTTCTCTAATTTAGAGCAAATCAAAAGACAAGCTGATGTCTTAATGAAATTTGATCACGGTAAAATTGAAGCTATTTTAAATAGTGGACATGATTGGGCTGCTGATCACATGGCTGTTGCAAAAGAAAATTTAAGTCATGTATTTGATTTCTTGATGAATGAAATGGAAGGTGAAAATGCACCAGAAGGTGATATGACACCAGCTCCAGTTAGCATGGCACCAGTCGGCCCTATCGGTGTAGAAGGCCCAGCTGATGAGCTTATGGAATATAATGATGAAGCTGACGTTGAAGACGATGAGGTTGCTGTAAGCGATCAATACGAAAGAGAAATGAAATACTTTACAAATTTCATGAACTCGATCGAAAAATCTATGGCTACATTAGCTAAAGGGTTAAATACAGACGATATTAAAGATAAATTTAATCAGTATTTTAGTCAATTCGAATCAAGTAGAGATGCTAACGCTGATAACTTTATTAATTTCATACAAAAAACCCCTGAGGAAAGTTATTTGGAGTATTGCGATAGATTATTCGCAAAAGGTTCTAATAATAGCATATTAAATCTATTAGTATCACCAACCAAAAGATCTTTCTTAGAAAAAACAGGTTTACTTATGGATGATAATTTAACCGATGCTTTGGATACAGTTGACGAGTTACAACCTAGAGCTATGAAAAAAGCTGAGTTCATTAGAGCTTATGGTGAAAAACAAGATAGCAAATACAAAGATACTGAAGATGATGATTTTTCTGATGAAAAAGAACCATCAATGAAAGATTTGAAAAACATTGAAAAAATGGGTAATTTTGACGTTGACAATGATGACGAAGATTTTTTAGAGGAAGCTGAATTGGCTAAATTTGTTGCCAAGAAAGGTAAGAATGTAGATTCTGAAAACGCTAAAAATGAAAAAGAAGCTGAGGAAATGATCAAAGCTGCTGAAAAAACTCAAAAAACCGTTGATCAAAAAGTTGATAACTTAAAAAACCAAAAACACAATAACAGTGATTGGGAAGATAGTATCGATGTTAAACAACACGGTAGAAATAGCATGTTAGATCTTGATTATGTTAATGACAGTGGTGATGACTTTAAAGATAGAATTGTTGCGCAAGCAAACGGTTTACCTGATAAAGAAGGTGAGGCAAATGTTGATTACGACTCTAAGGGTGGTGAAAAACTAATGCAAGCTGTTAAAGCTAGAAGAGATGTAAGAGACATGGATTATACATCTAAAGGTCTTAACATCAACAACGATGATTCATATGAAAGAAGTGATGCATTGCCAGGTGATGATAATAAAAAGAAAAAAGATAAAAAGGTAAACGAAGATGTTGTTTCATTAGAGATACAAAAAATGATGAAAATGGTTTCTTATGACCAAGCGGTTATTTCTGAAGAGAAAAAAGCTAAGCAAATCAATGAAAACGATGTTTTCTGGAAAAGCGTTAGCAAGAAGAAATTATTGTAAGTCGTTTAGTTTACATTTTTTTTTAAAAATTTATATTTATAAGGGCTTCATCAACATGAGGCCCTTATTTATTATAGAAGATGAGTAGGGGACACATACATAAGTTTTTAGAATATTTTTCAAAACCGTTAAGTTTTGAACAGTTAGCCTATTTAAACACGATAAATAATATTACAACTGAAAAGGTTGAATTATTTAGAGACTTCTCCATTTCATTAACTTATATAATTGAAGATACTTACCTTGGTGATGACGTGATTCTTTATCAGGACGATCAAGTAAATCATTTTAACTGGTGCTGGAAAAGAAATTTGGATAATTTTAAGAAAGAAAACATTTTCTTTCAAGAAAAGGGTGAGCACTATTATTACTTCTTGGCTTATTTTATGGACATCTATTATGGTAATAGCACCAAAACAAAGGGGTTATTTAGTAAAATCATTAATTTTTGGGATGATGTAATGTCGATCGAGATAACCAAAACAAAATCTGAACACGACCTTTTTTTTGAAGTCTACAAAACACTTGATAAGTATTTTTTAAACAATTATTGATAATATCACTTTTTATGTCTATTTTTATAAAAAAATAAATTATGGACATACTACTTGGATTAATCAATAAGGCGCTGTTAGTGGGCCTTATATTATCTATTTTGGTCATATTAAGACACATATTCTTATTCTATCGTAATATTGTTGATATCGAACCAAAAAAATATACATTAACACATAAAGAGTTAATCTATCTTGGGTTATCTGTCTCTTACATAATAACATGTATTATAAACGGAATTAACATATGAAATTAGACGAAATGTTTAAAAAATACCCTGATAACCTTATCGGTTTTAGGGTAAACGCTGATGTTAGAGTTATTGACTTCTGGTTGGACCCAACCTGGTCGATACTTGAAGATCACGTACCAGAAGAAATTAAATTAAAAAAGCAAAAGGTTTCTGAGGACACTGGGTTTATCTACTACATCATGTTCAGTGATTTATTCTCATTTGAAGAGATGTATACCATCTTTAGTAATATAATTGAGTATAACCTTGATCTACAAAAGAAACAGGAGTTATTCAGTGAAAAGATGACTGAATTGAAAGGGTTATTTGGTAAATTAAGTTATGATGAACTTAAACAACTTTCTTTTGATACCCCACTATCTATTATGGGTACTGGTAAAAAAAGATCTAAAAAAACTGAGGAACCTATTGTTGAGGGGCCTGAATTAAACACTGAGAATAATGAGGTTGAAGCTGATGCCGCTAAAACCGAGGAATAAAAAAATTAAATAATGGACGCTACAAAAGGGGTTATAGGATTTACAGCTGGTAATTTTGATTTATTACATCCAGGTTACATTTATACTTTTGAGGAAGCTAAAAGACACTGTGATTATTTTATGGTGTTTTTACAAATTGACCCATCTGAAACTAGGTTTACAAAGTATAAGCCCGTTATACCTTTGTATGAGAGGTATAAAACATTAATGGCGATCAAATATATTGACGAGGTAGTTACATACCAAACAGAAGAGGATTTGATTAAGTTAATGGAGTTTTACAAACCAGACATTAGAATCTTGGGTGATGATTATATCGGTAAAAGATTTACTGGTGACCACTTACCGATTAAAGTTATTTACACGACAAGATCTCATAATTGGTCAACAACAAAAATTAAAGATTTAATAACCATACAAACAATTAAACAAAACCCTGATATTATTAACAGAGCTGGTAAAGAAACCGAATAATATGAATTGGATTACCTTAACATATTTTGTTTTTATATGCTATGGAATCACATCTATTGTGGTCCAAAGTAAACTATTTAAACCATTCAGGGAAGTAATAAAAACCAGATCAAAATTTTTTGGTTCTTTATTACATTGCATGATGTGTTTTGGTTTTTGGGTTGGTTTATATGTTGTACCCGTTTTGGGTTTTTCCCCGACAGCAATTCTTTTCGGGAAAACAAACCTAGATTTGTATCAAAAGATTATTTTTACTATCTTTGATGCCGCATTTATATCGGGTGTCGTTTATTACATCAACATAATTGAATTATATATTGAATCAAAGTTACCAGATGAGCAGTGATATTATTGGCGTGTACAATATGTACCTTGAAGACTACCCAATTACAACACCAATGGCTGTTGGTTGGACAGACCAAGAAACGCAAAGGAAGCGATTTAAGACCTTATTTGGTATTGGTATAGAAGATAACTCATCTTTACTTGATTATGGCTGTGGGTTGGGCCATTTAAACGATTACATAGCCAATAACAACCATAATAATATAGATTACACAGGTATCGATATTAACCACAAATATATCGTTTACGCTAATCAGTTGTACCCGACAAAAAAATTCATATGTTCTGACATTGATAAGATAAACGAAAAGTTTGACTATGTAATTGGATCAGGCGTATTTACCTGGTTTGTGGGTATGGATGAGGTTATTAGAAAGATTGAGATGGCCTATAATATGTGTAATAAAGGCGTGGCGTTTAATTTCTTAGATGAAAGATCTGGGTTATCACCTTTAAACCTATATAATCCAGAGAATATGGTAAATCGATTATCGCATATCGCAATACCAAAATTAGTACAGGGTTATTTAGAAAACGAAGATTTTACTATTTATTTAAAAAAATAATATGGAAGACGATAGACTTTATAAAACTTTTGAAAAGGAGATAAATAAAGATAAATTTGAAATTGAGAAAGCTAAAAAAGCTTATGCCGATGCCGTAAAAAAAGGTTTGGGTAAAGAAATCAATAATTTTGATAACTATATTAAAAAGGAGCCATCTAAATGGGCTAGGTTTAAAAATTTTATCTCAAAGGTATTTAGATATTTATGAAACTAGAGCAGATAAATAATATCGCAACAACAATCACAAGTAGTGGTGAAAACAAAAATACTGAAGTTTATATTAAACTAAATGAAAGTAAGCATGAAGTTTTACAACAGGAAGTTTTTAAATTTATAAATAAAACAGTGCACGGTTACACTTCTAAAAGAACTTTTGAGATCATAATAAATGATGTCAGGTTTATCTTTAAAAGAAGCTAATCATCTTGTTGATGTTCTGGCCATCCATTCTCTGGAAATCCCGTAATTAGCCTCTAAAGCATCATAAACCCTTCTCACCGTATCAATTGTTGGATCATTAAAAAATATAAAGTTTGTCAACCCATTTGTTTGGGTAAAAACTTTAATGGTTTCATTTAACCTTAACGAGTCTTCTTGGTTTTTAAGAACAAATACGTCAAGCTGCTCGTTTTCAAAGTACTCAATAACAAGTTTGTTGTTAAAAGACAGTACAACTCTTGTGTTATTATTATTTACCAGGAAATTTTTAACTAAAGTTCTAAATGTGTGTTTTTGATCGGTGTTCTTATGTTTAAACACCTCTTCGATGGGGTAGGGACTAATTTTTTTTATAACAAAATCACCCTTTGGTTTAACTTTAACAAGTGCACCCATTTCATTTCTAAAGTGATTTATTGAAGTACCCGTCTTTGGGCCAATTAAAACCAATTCATAATCAGTTTCTCTACCTAACCAATCATATTCTTTTGGAAAGAAACAAACGTTTGATTCCAATATCTGGTTGTAAACTTTAACGGATTCATTATATGTGGCAATCTGATCGATAACCTTAATACGTTTACCGTTGTTATACAATAATATTTTATATGGTTTAGACACCCTATAAATATAGGGAAAATACAGCTAAAATAAACAAAAAAGCCCTCAGTCAAGAGGGCCTTAAGTTTTTAGTGAACAATTCCAAATTCTTTGATTAGTTCAAAGATTAGTTTTTGTGTTTTTTCGTAATGTGCGTAAATTCTACCCTTGATGTTATCATCCTCTTCCTTTGCGGCAATTTTACTTAAGATGGATTTTGCTTCTTCTAGTTTATCTAAATAACCTAATAACTCTGAAGCGCCCTTCATATCAGTAACTTTAATCGAGTCGTCACCGCCCATTTCAGTCTCTGGATCCATACCAGCTAAATCTTCTTGTGAAGGATACTCAATTTTTTTATCTTCATCATCACCTAGATGTTTTCCTAACATATCTTCAATCCCCTCATTAACAGGGTTCTTCAATTTAAGAGCCTCTACTTCCGCAAGCATTTTTATTTGTCTTTCTGTGAATTTTACTTTTTTTGTCATAATCTGATATATTTATTAGTGAAGTCGTTTTATTATCTCCAGTTAATAATAAATAGTCTAAAAAAGGAAAAAAGATGAAAGACTTCACAATTAAATTAACGCAAATGAACAGTTTGTTTATTTGCAAGTTCAGCGTGAGTGATTATATAAATCACGAATTTAAAATTTACTATATCTCTCCAGATGGTAATCACGAATACTTGTCCGTAAATCAAATACAGGACACCGATCACCAACACGAATGCTCAATAGGAAGCCTTTACTTTAACTCGAAAACAAAAACCATGTTTGAGGACACACGCACCGAAACATTTACTATTAACAGAAAAAACTACAAAGACTTTATAAACTACTTTAACATATTAAAGGGGTGGTCAAACGAGTACATAGATGATATTGAAAAAATTTACGGTAAAAATTTGGTTATGTAAGGAATAGTTCTTAATATTGTACCATGAAAGAAATAACAGAATACGTAAAACATGTTATGTATGTTTTGGATTCAGAAAACTTTTTTGAAAAAGCTGGTTTGTTTATGGACCGAAAAATCTTAAAAAAGTTTCTCACCGAGACAATAACACGAAATTACGAAGAAACTGGTTCTTGCCTTTTAATGGAAGGACAGTTGGAATACTTGATTGATAAAACCAATAAGTATATAATATCGGAGACTTTTGAGGATCTATTAAAAGACGATCTAATTGAGGTTAAAGGTATGGACGATAACGGTGAATTTCTGTACGGACCAAAAGAAATTTAAAAAATTTTTAAAAAAAATTTGGTTTTTAACATTTTTGTTACTATATTTGTACCCAATTTAAAATAATAAACAATATGACACGTTTAGTTGACGCTTTGAGAACAGAAAATACTACCACTGAAAATGGTATGGTAACTAACTCATCATCTTTGAATGCATGTGTTGACCTATTCTTTATGATAGGTGCAATGCGTGGCCAAGATGTTGGTAGATTGACTGCTAAATTTAGCAAGGCTTTCAACGAAAGCCCTGTGACCGCTTTGAGAATTCTTTTCTGGGCTAGAGATGCACGTTCTGGTGCTGGTGAAAGAAAAATCTTTAGAGATATCCTTAAATATCTTGCTGAGAATCATTCAGAATCTTTGGCAAAGAATATTCAGTATATCCCTGAGTTTGGTCGTTGGGATGACATGTTGTCATTGTTTGGTACTTCTTTGGAAGGGCAAGCTAAAGGGTTAATTGAGGTTGCTTTAAACAACAACGATGGTCTTTGTGCTAAATGGATGCCAAGAAAAGGTAAACAAGCAATTGCTTTGGAAAGACATCTTGGTTTATCCCCAAAAGAATACCGTAAATCTTTGGTAGAAAAAACCAAAGTTGTTGAGCAGTTGATGTGCGCTGGTAAGTGGTCACAAATCACTTACAACCACGTACCATCTTTGGCTATGTCAAGATACACCAAAGCGTTTGTTAAAAACGATGGTGTTAGATTTGATGAGTTCAAAAATACAGCAAAAACAATCAAGGCTGGTGCTTTGTATCCATATGACGTGTTAAAGTCATTAAAATTTGGTGGTGACAAAGTTGTGGGCGTTAAGCAGTGGGAGTCACTTCCAAACTACTTGACAAACACTGAGGAAAGAATTTTACCAGTATGTGACGTATCTGGTTCAATGTGCACACCAGCGGGTAATAACGCAAATCTTTCTTGTATGGATGTGTGTGTTTCTTTGGGATTATACATCTCTGAAAGAAATGTCGGTCCATTTAAGGACGCTTTCATCACATTCTCCTCAACACCAAAGTTGCAATACTTAAATGGTGACATTGTTTCTAGAATGCAACAATTGGAGAGTGCTGAATGGGGTATGAGCACAGATCTTGAGGCCACTTTCAGAATGCTTTTGGACCAAGCTGTTAAACACTCAGTTCCAAAAGAAGAAATGCCAACAACTATCTTGATTATGTCAGATATGGAGTTCAATCAAGCTACTCGTTCAAACGAAACGGCTATGAAAATGATTGAGCGTCATTACAATGAAGCTGGATACACAACCCCAAAAATTGTGTTCTGGAACATTCAAAGCAGACATGATAACGTACCAGTTAGCTTTGGTAAACATGGTGCCGCATTGGTGAGCGGATTCTCTCCAGCGATCTTAAAATCGCTTTTAGCGGGGGATGACTTCACGCCAGTTGCTATCATGAACAAAACAGTGAATAGCGAACGTTATGCTTGCATAACAGCTTAAAAATATTGAACGGTGGGAATACTTTCGGCAAGTTTTACAAATATACAACTAAGCCAGAAAAAACCCCACTATAAGGTGTAAAGTGGGTACTAAACCGTGGGTCGAGAGACGCTTCGGCTATGTCTAGCACTATGTTACGGGGGCATAAAAACCCGAGACCTGATTCCGATACCGTTCATGACTTTAAAAGGTGGAAAAATTTTCCACCTTTTTTTGTTTGTTAAATTTTTTTGTTTATCTTTGCTAAAATCAAAATAATATTATGGTTAATACTATTCATAGGTCAGTTGTTGAGAAATTACAAGTTGAGGTACCCGATACCGTAGGTAGTGATGAAATTTTTGGGGCATCATCCAAACTAGTGGAAACCGATGAAGAGCATTTTAAAGAATCCTTAAAAAACAACGTACCATGTTATGTGCATAGAGAGACGTTTGTTGTTGAACATGATACCGAAAAAAATAAAGTGATCTTTAAAAGGTACTTTGTTAGAAAAAACCCTGTTGAGATTAAAAAAATAAAAACAATGAGGTTAAAAACGTATAAGAGTTATAAAAGTTTGACAATTGACATAACCACTGGTGATTTTACGACATATAGTATTGATACTGGTGGTAGACGGAGAAAAAAACGCATACCTACTGTTAGGAAAACTATTTTTACCCATCAAGTAATGTCAATAATAGAATCAATTTTTGATGATGGCTTAATAAAGAGAGAGTCCATTAACGATGGTTTAAATAAAAGTATAAAAACCCTTGGTTATGACCAAGAAATCACCAGCATGTTTTCACAAGACTATCTAAGGATTGTTTATCGTGATAATAAAAAAAAGATTCGCACCCATAATTACGTATTTGTTTTTATAGCGCACAATTTTTTTAAAAGGCTTGGTGTTAAATTATCGAACATGCACAATGTTTTAGAATACGCTAATACTTTTAAAACGAATAAAAAAAGCTATGCGGGTAAGAGCATATACACTTATTATGCTAATTATTTTGGTACCGATGAATTATTCATCGCTGGTTTATTTGATTATAAAGATCAATTAAATATGAACATTTATGTTAGTAATCAAGATAAGGAAGATAAGGGTGATTGGTTTCATACCACGTCAAAAGATAACATAAAAGAAAACTATTATCGCATAAATGAAGAGGCGGTAACAATCTTATATAAATTAGGTTATAATTTATCCGAAATTAAATCAAGTCAACAATTACTTAATATTGTTTATAGTCGTGATAATAGTCAGGTAGGTTTTTACCACAACCCGCTAGAACTACCGTTAGATATTTTAATTGAAAACAAAGAATTTTTTAGATCAATAATTAAAGATACAACTCTTGATACATTAATACGTATGTTAAAAACACTACGTAATTTACGTGATGTATATGGTATTAAAGCATCTGGTTATTTAATGTATTTATCATCGGTTGGGTCAATATTATCAGCTTTACACCAATCTACCGAAGAAACTGGTTTATATACGGTATCAAAAGGTTTTTTAAATCGATTAAAAAAACAGTTACCTAAAAATTCAAAATGTTCGGTAACAAAACATATAAATAAAAAAATTGAAACTGAAAAGTTGTCTCACAATATTTTTAGAGGAGATAATTCAACCTTTTATTCAACAATACACATTACTTATAAAACCGAAAAGATGAAATTAATGGTTTATGAGAATGATATAAATTATCGTATTTATAATAAAAGAATAACATTAAACGGACTAACAAAAAATTATGTTTTGGAGAAAGCTTTTGGTAATTTTAACCGTAACTATCACAAGAACAAAAATAAGTTTAAATACGTTGGTTTGAAAGCACACTATTCAAGAAAACGTTTTGAAGATTTGCTTAAGGAAAAGTTTTCGCAAAAAGATTTAAAATCTATAACCGAAAATCTTGTTTATCTGAAATAATAGTATTACATTTGTAAAAATAAAAACAACATATGAATTTAGGAAAAGAGTTTAATCAGTACGCTACAAAGCACATGGGAATTAAGTCTGAAACACTTAGCAGATTTAACAGTTCAATAACCCCTTATATTATTGAAGAAAGAGAAATGAACGTTACACAAATGGACGTATTCTCAAGATTGATGATGGAGAGGGTTATTTTCTTGGGTACTGGTATTAACGATCAAGTATCTAACATTATTCAAGCACAATTACTTTTCTTGGAATCAATTGACAAAGAAGCTGGTATTCAGATCTACATCAACTCTCCAGGGGGTTCTGTTTATTCTGGTTTGGGTATCTACGACACAATGCAATACATTAAACCAGAAGTATCGACAATTTGCACAGGATTGGCGGCATCAATGGCCGCTGTATTACTCTGCGCTGGCGCTGAAGGTAAACGTTACGCATTACCACATTCAAGGGTTATGATTCACCAACCATTGGGTGGTGCCGAAGGCCAAGCAACTGATATCGAGATCACAGCAAGAGAGATTGGTAAATTGAAGAAAGAATTGTACGATATCATTTCTCACCACACTGGTCAAACCTATGATAAAGTGTACGCTGATTCTGAGAGAGATTACTGGATGAGAGCTGATGAAGCTAAGGAATACGGGATGATCGACTCGGTAATGAATCGAAAACCAAAGAAATAATAAACAAGCCATCTTCGGATGGCTTTTTTTATGTCCTGTTGGTATTTATAATAAAAAAATCGACATGGCATATCAATGGTTAGGAGAGTGGTTAGGTGGTGCAGGTTCCAGTACAGTTACCTACGACCAAGACAATCACGTTACATATAATGGAATTTATTATATCTGTTTAAATTATAGACCAGTAGGTTCACCGTCTCCAGACATGGATACATCTAATTGGGATGTAATCCTTAGAGATGGAAATGCTGGTACTTCTGGTTTATCTGGTACATCAGGGATATCTGGTACATCAGGGTTAAGTGGAACTTTTGGTTCTTCAGGCAGTTCAGGTACTTCTGGATCATCAGGTAATACAGGATCATCAGGTTCTGCTGGTACATCAGGTACATCGGGTGTAAAAGGTACATCAGGAACAAGTGGTTCATCTGGCTCATCTGGAAGCACACCAGCATACGTTTTAAATTATGCACAAGCTGGTGGCGGTGCTAGAGTCACATTAGGTGCAAGTGGATCGGCACAAAATATTGTAAGTGTTTCGATCACAACAACAGGTAGTCCAGTTAAAGTGACAGCCTATGGTGATGCTGAAAATGCTGGTGCTGGTTATTGGTCTAAATTACAATTATATAGAGGTTCAACAGCTTTAGGCGCAATTGTTCACACTGAAGGTAGTGGTGGAAGTGAAAATTCGCCATTTGCGCTTTCTTATATTGATAACCCATCTGCTGGTACATACACATATTATTTAAAAGCTGTTGAAATCAGTGGTGGTAATATTAGTTTTGGTGAATCAACGGCACCAACAATAAATGTACAGGAATTAAATGGCCCTGGTTCTTCAGGTTCAGCTGGTTCTTCTGGAACATCTGGTGATGCTGGTTCTTCTGGAACATCTGGTGACGGTGGTGTTAAATACGCATCTGGTTTTGTAAACGCTGGAACATATGTAACACTGGATAATATTAAAGCAACATTAACAGGTTCAGGTAATCGTGGTTTAAGTGTGGCAACATTATCGGGTTCATATGGTTGTTTTGTTGGTGCCCATTATTTCCTAACTAACAATAGTATGGGTGGGAGCGCTGGTGCGTTATCAATAACGACAACACCTAGTAGTTCAGTGTTTGGTTGGAACTTTACTGGGGCTGGCGATACATCAATATACATTATTACCGATGATGCGACCAATATAGCATATCGTATTACATTACAAGTAGGTAGTACTTATCTTAATAACTTTATATCGATTGAAAGGTTATTATAAAAGGTTTAATTACACACAATTTAATAAATTAAGTTTTAATCGGTTTACATGACATTTTCTCCGATTAATAACTATTTATATTAAGGAATAATAAAATCAAAGAAATTTTATAAATAAATGTCAAATTTAGTATTAAGAGCAAATCTATCCAGACCATTAACACATAATGAGTTGGATGCGAATATGCAGTTCCTTGAGATTGTCGAATGGTCGGCAAAAGACTTCAGGGCTGATCAGTTTGCATACGTAACTGTAACTGGGACAACAACATTATATTTGTGCCTTGAAACGCACACTGCGTTTGTCTATGATAATAATGGTGGTAATTTTGCTGAAACAATAACTGTTGATGGCACACCTATTACTCTTTGGAGAAAAATCTCTGGAAGCGGTGGTGGAACTGGCGCTGAATTCGTTAATGCTACTTTTGATAGCGGTACAAATATTATAACCTTTACAGCTGCTGATGGTAGCACAGTTGACGTTGATTTAAGCTCAATAGCTGGTGGTGGTACTGGAACTTCGGGGACATCTGGTAACTCAGGAACAAGTGGTATCACTGGTTCTTCAGGGTCATCAGGTTCTTCAGGGGAATCTGGTACATCTGGTATCACTGGATCTTCAGGATCTGCTGGTTCTTCAGGAACATCAGGTGTTGGTTCACCTGGATCTTCAGGATCTGCTGGTTCTTCAGGTTTTACTGGTACAAGCGGTGTAAGTGGTTCTTCAGGTTCATCAGGTGAAACAGGGACAAGTGGTGCCAATGGTGATTTATATAAAACAACATCCTCAACACCATTTACATTAGGTAGTCCTGGTGCGATAACAGTTGCAACAGGTTTAGCTTATACAGTTGCACAATCAATTATAATTGCTTATGATATAAGTAATTACCAAGAATGTGAGGTTATAAACTATGATGGTGCCACAGGTATTTTAACATTTGGTACCCCAACAAGAGTTGTTGGCAGTGGTTTACATAGTAGCTGGGTTGTTAACTTGGATGGTGCTTCTGGTGGTGACGGTACATCTGGATCCGCTGGTTCTTCAGGATCCGCTGGTTCTTCAGGAACAAGTGGTAACACTGGGTCATCAGGTTCTTCAGGATCCGCTGGTTCTTCAGGAACAAGTGGTGGGCCAGGAACATCTGGTACGAGTGGCGGACCTGGTACATCAGGAACGTCTGGTTATAGTGACAAATATTTAGGTTTATCTTCAACACCAGTTGATTATTCAACATTGGCTGTCGGTGTACCATTAATTGTAACAACATTAACAAATTTATCATACTCAACGGGTCAATCCGTTATTATAGCATATGATAATTTAAATTATGCTAATGGTACTGTAATAACCTATAACGCTGGTACGGGTCAATTATCGATTGACGTAACCAGTTTTGCTTTTTCATCATCTGGGCCACAAAACCCATCAACAACAAATTTACAAGGAACAATTGGTGCAACAGGTTCATCAGGATCTGCTGGTTCTTCAGGGGAAGCTGGTTCATCAGGATCTGCTGGTTCTTCAGGGGAAGCTGGTTCTTCAGGTACATCTGGTATTGGTTCACCTGGTTCTTCAGGTACATCTGGTATTGGTTCACCTGGTTCTTCAGGTACATCTGGTATTGGTTCACCTGGTTCTTCAGGGTCAGCTGGATCTTCTGGCGAATCTGGTGTAGCTGGTACAAGCGGTACATCATCAGCTGGCGGTGGCACATCAACAGTTTATAACAATGTATCCAGATATTTAGCATATAATAGTGGTTCAGCAAACATATACATTGTCTCAAGTGCGACAGTTAATACTGGTTTATCTTGGAGTAGAAGTGGTTCAACTGTAACCGTAACACATAATAATCATGGTAGGAGTAATGGTGATGCTGTCATCATTAGAAATGTTAATATTGATAATGAATATTGCGTTGTTAGTAACGTTTCAACAAACACATTTGATATCACCGTTTCATCAAGTTCAGGTACATCTTCAGGGTCAGCTGCGGCATATTCATTAGGTTTTACAGTCTCATCTGTTTCAGCCGCTGGCGCTACGATTGTTGCCCCATCTGGTGGTGATGTTCAGTTGATGAGTTATTACCACGCAACTGGTTCAAGATCGGGTACAACATATGCATTAACAACACCAATATCAGCTACAAACGGTGGTGGTGCAAATAGTGCAACTAATAACGCATATTTCCCAATAATAAGGGTTCAAGATGTTGTTGCTGGTACTATTGTGGGTGCCTCAATTACATTAGCTACGGCTAGTAATTACCATGTGTTTAATTTAGGTTCATTAGGTGCATCAAACTCCAATGGAATAAGAATGGTTTTTTAAAAAAAAATATATAAATGA